CTTGAATAATTTTTAATTTAGGATCATTACCAATCATCCATGCAGGTAAAAAGTAAGAAGCAAATTCTGATTTAGTATGCCTTGGTGGCATATTAATAATTAATCTTTTTAATTCTCCTGATCTTAATCTATTAAATTTATCTGCAATAGTTTTGTGGTGGGAGCCTTCAATAAAATCTGGCCAAATATATTTTACAAATGTTAGAAAATCAGAACGAATATTTTTGTCTGTATTCTTTTTAATAGACATTAGAAAATTTAATTTAACTTTTTTTCTAACTTCAGGGTCTTTAATATTATTTATATTTCTAAGTTTTTTTAAATTTTCTTTATCAAGCATAATATAATTATGGTACCTAAATTGTTTTTAACACCCCCGGGGGTATAAATCCATAGGTAATTTTATAACCCCTAGGGTCCCCTTATATGGTACCTTAAATATTTTTTACCCCTCCCCCCTACTTAGAATAAAAGTAATTTAGAACTCAAAATGAATTTATTAACTATAACTATGTAAATCTTAGACTAAAGGGTATGTTAGGATCCCTATATTTTGTTTTACCCCCTCCCCCCTACTTAGAATAAAAGTAAATCGTAAACCCATTGGGACCTCTATGATAAGGGTGGGACCCGCCCACATGTATATATTATCGGTAAGGGTGGGCCCCGCCCACATGTATTTAGTAGTGATAAATATATCACAGAATATCCTATTGAATTGTAATACAAATATCTTTTAGATTGTGGCAACATTATGTCCTGTAACTATATACATAATATCCCAGATAATAGTACAATAGAAACATAACAACGAAAGAAACAATATGGAAAAGAAACCAAATACAATAACGGTAGAACAAAAGAATCTATACGGAAATGATTTGTTTTACCCTTCTTGTGAGAAAGCTAAGATCTTTGCTAGTATTGCTAATACTAAAACATTAAGAGTTAGCGATATTTTATTGATAAAAAAACTTGGTTATGATTTTGAAATATTAAACAGAACAATATAGTGTTTGATATTGATATCAACATAACAGAAGCCCTTGCTCAACATTTGGTTGAGCAAGGTATAACCACAAAAGAAAGTTATTATATTTCTTTTGTTAAAACAAAAACCGATAATATGATTTCTGATATTATTGGAACTAACGAAAAGGATGCGTACCTATATGTATGAAACAATAACAGAACTTTATGACTTCTTTATAACCTTTGCTTCGTTGTCCTTGTTGCTTGTTGCTTTATTCTATTGGATAGTTTTATCAATAGATAAGAAACAACAAAAGGACTTTGATACAAAGTATAGAGAAACACGGAACAACAACGAAAGGAAATAAATGACAAAAAAAGAAGCTTATGAAGCTTGGGAACAGTGGCTGGAAAAATGTCCCGTTTGGTTTTTAAAGTTAAGAACTCCAACGGTAGATTTGGAAACTGTTCAATTTGATTTTGATCAATACCAAGACACAAAGGAGGCTGAATAATGAAAACGTTTAAGTTAACATATGACGAGAGCATCACGTATGAGAAAGTTATAGAGGCTGATACATTAGAAGAAGCAAAAGAAGCATTAGCCCTTGAAGTAGTTGATTTGTCTACTTGGCAAATCAAAGACGCTGAAAGTCAATATAACAACGTAGAAGAAATTATATAACTAAGAACCATGAACCAGGGCTTTTGCCCTGGTTCTTTTTTTCTTTTTTTTAGGGTGGGCCCCGCCCACAAGTGTTTAGTGTTTCTTGGGTGGGCCCCGCCCACAAGTGTTTAGTGTTTCTTGGGTGGGCCCCGCCCACAAGTGTTTAGTGGGGTGCGACACTATGTCGCATTGACATAACCTCAGGTTGCAAGCGCCTTGAATCAGGTATCAGGCAACAAGGCACAAAATAAGATTTGACAAGATGGGAGAATCTAGGATATAATTGCATCGTTGAGTTAAAATATCACCACGTAGATTCATATAGGGTGGTCATAGTTTAAGAAAATCTATGTCTAATGAATCACTCAACACTAACGAAGGAGAAAGAAACATGAAACTAACTAAGTTTGAAGTGTCCAACATATTGGATGCTTTAGAAGAATGGTTTGTTAATGTGATACCTAAAGAACTATCAGAGAAGGACATTGGTCTGGATGATTATAGATATTCTTTAATTCACAGAAAGCTAACCACATTTATAGAGGAGAAAGAAAATGAAACAATATGAAGTAGTTATATCTGAAAGCCTTGCAAAGTGGATTAAAGTTGAAGCCACTAGTGAGGAAGAAGCTATAAAAAAAGTGCAGCAGGGCTATTGGAGTGAGGATGATGTTATTAAAGAAGACCGTCTTGATAGTTCTGTTGAAGGTGCAGAGGAGGTGACAGAATGAGTCACTTTTATGGAAGGATTTCCGAATCTGCTAGAAAAACTCAACCTACAGCTAGAGCGCATCACTCACTGAGAGTTGAAGCGCAGAGCTGGCAGGGTAAAATAGTAACACGTTTAAGACGTGAGAAGGATGGAGATTATTTTGATGTATGGAGAGAACCCCACGGCAGCAGTGGCGGGGATTCTCTTCTGCTGACTTCTGGAAGGCTAGACCTTGCAGATAAATTTCCAAAGGAGAATGCAGCATGAATAAATATCAAGTTGAAACATACACTCTTTTTGATGGATGGGTTAACTGTGAAACTGATGGTGATGGTAAGAAGGTTTACTACAGCACCGCAGAAGAGGCGCAAGACTCTATCAATCAATCAGTTAAAGAGTGGAATGAAGACATCGACAGTGGCAATAATGAATTTGGTACTCATTACAATGTTGATGAATATAGAGTTGTAAAAGTAAAAGATTAAAGACTTCCTAACGTTGTAACTAGCCCCCGTTCTGGGGGCTAGGTAATATTTAATATTTAAACCCCGCTCGCAAGCGGGGGAGGAGCAGGAGCCGTGGTCCAAGGCGCAAGCATGGCTCGCAAGCTTACAAGCAGCAAACAATTTGTTTTTTTTTTTTGGGTGGGCCCCGCCCACAGGTTTTTAGTTGCCTGCCTGCGACATTATGTCACATTGACAAGATGTTCCTGGACCTTGGTCCAACCTTCAGCAACACAGGAACAAGGCTCATGGTTTGCAAGCTGCATGATCTTGGATCCTTCATAAAGTTTTATGGTACAAGGACCGAGGGCCTTTTGCAGGATGAAAGTATTATTAGGATGACGGACATGGAAGCTAATTTGATGCGCTGAGAGGATTGGAAATTCACCTCTTGTCACCTTCAGCTCAATGGTAAAAAATTTACCAGATTTGTTATAGCACAAGAGATCCGGAACACCAGCCGAGGCCCAAGACTCAAGTCTTGTAAAGGAAATTTCAGTTATGTTTTTCTTAACTTCGTGCCAAAATTTTGATTCAGGTCTCACTTAAAATTCAAGTTACAATTTGCATTATGTAATTCGTTTAATCATCTTACCCATACCCCATTTTGTAGGCTCAACTGTAATGATTAATCTATGAGATTCTCTTTCTCCAATAATTTTATTTTCCATTAATTGAATACCTTTTACATCAAAGGTTTCTCCATTAGGCATATAGACCTGAACTCTTGCATTGTTCGCAACTTCAGATTCTACCATAAATTTATTTACTATCTGTCTTAAAAATCTACCCTGCATAACTATTCCTTTTTAACCTGGGGCTCAGTATCAATGGGTAATGAAGTCTAACCCATGTCGTAAGCCAACCCCAGGATCATTTATTTGGAGATGAATGATTGTTGCAAATATACCAAAGTTAACCTATAAGATCAAGTGTATGGGACAAGTAAAAAGACTTACAGAAATGCAGATAAAATTCGCTCATGAATTAGTAACTAATGAGGGAAGAATGAATGGGACTGAAGCAGCCATAGCTGCAGGATACTCACCTGATACAGCTAGGAATGCTGCCTATAAACTTCAGAACCCCAAAATATGTCCATTAGTTGTTCAATACATTGGAGAGTTAAGAGCAGAAAATCAAAAGAAATATGACATTACTTTTGAAAGTCATATTACAGAATTAGGTAAAATTAAGAATGAAGCTTTGAAGAATAAAGCCTGGAGCGCTGCTGTTAATGCAGAAGTAGCTAGAGGCAAGGTTGCCGGGTTATACGTTGAACAAAAAATTATCAGGACCGGAAAATTAGATGATTTATCAGAGGAAGAATTAGATAAAAGAATTGCAGAAGTATTGGATGAATACTCTCCAATCCTTGAAGGTGTTGAAGTTGATGAACTAAAATCTGATGTTGTACAAAAACAAAAAGATATTAGATTAGGAAAACCCCAACGACCTCCAAAGAAAGAAAAGATTTTAGTGAACTATTCTTCTTCGTCTTCATCAGACCAATCGTCCGACTCATCGGAATCAGAATCACAATCGTGATTTTCTAATTCTTCAGCTTTGTCTCTGATAGAATCAATATCTTCTTGTATTCTATCTAGTATGTCTTGGATTGTTTCTTGTTTTTTCTTACCCATATCTTCTCCATTTTAGTTATGTTAGATAGCGGAATTACCGTTCGATCTCCAAAGTTAATTTCGCCAAGATCATTTATCTCATAAGAAGAAAATATCCATAAATATTTTTGTGTTTTCTTAAAAATAAAACCAATTGAAATACAATGACTTACAGATAATTTATCAAATTCAACTTCTGAAGCCCATCCAGAATCACTGCAAATATCTTCCCAAGATATTTCATATAGGTCATAATTGAATTTATTCATATAAATCAATCTAAATCATTTTAGATATTATTTATAGGGTCATGTGGTACTTTTGATATTTAAATAAGTGGCTATTTTCCTTGTTTGTGGTGTTTGTGGTGTTCATGTGGTGCTCCATGTGGAGCTTTTAAAAACAACATTATCTATATAAATCAATGACTTAACCTATTTTGTGGTACTATTAGGGTTCATTTTAGGGTAAATGAAAAAAAATTTTTCACTTTACCCCTCCAGACCCCCTCAAAAGCACCACAAATTGATGATTCTCTATACGTACCAATGATTCTAATCAATTTCAAAAGCACCACAAAAACTCCACAAATGAGGAAATACGCCACTAAAAAACACCACACGGGCTCCACATGGGCACCACAAATGTGTGACATTTATGCAACAAACACACTTTTACCACAATCTTGCCTTAATCTTGCCACAATTAGCTTCGGCTTTCCATTACCATCTCATAGGCAATGTCCCCTGATTCCATGTTTGTGACTAGTTCTAAATTTTCTATTTGTTCTATTTTGTCAGCAGCTTGAGCCTCGGTTATTTCATTATTAACCAATAACTCCTTTACAACTTCAAGTTGTTTCTCAACCATTTGAGTTGCATAGTCTTTCATACTCATATTTTCTCCTTTAGTTATATGTAATTGATTCTGGTCCATCACCATTCATCACTTCTTCTATTTTAAATTTAGCATGTTCTTTAAAAGCATTATCTTTTTTTTCTACCTTCTTTAAGTAGTCAGAATACATTTCTATTTCAGTCCAAAATACTACAAAAAATATAAGATAAGATTTAACAGTAATTATACGATCTGCTTTATCTAGTTTCATTATTCTTTTTTGCATCTTTCTTATAAAGTGAGAAATATCATCTTGAATTTTTATAAACTCTACATCTGTCTGTTTCATCCATGTCTCCCAAATTTCTTATTAAATGGAATAATAGAGTCTTTACTTTCTGGTTCTAAAGTATCACATTCTAGTTCTTGTTCCTCGTTTTCAATAATTGTTCCTACATATTTAACATCTGTATGTTCTGGGTCTGCATCAACATAAGTGGTCTCGCATACCTCAAAATCTTCATTAGTTAAATGTCTATTTATTTTATCATGAATGATTCCTCCTTTATCTAAACAGATATCAAAAGCTTCATCTCTATTATTTGCCTTAACATATTGTTCTACAGTCAATTGATAAGTATGTACTATTCTATAAACTTTTTTGTTTTTATCATCTGACCATAATTTAAATGGTAGTTTCATATATTTTCCTTTCTATATGAAACTTTATTATATGTGGGATATTATGTCAAGCTTTGTTTTTATAATATTGATCTACTCTTTTTAAGAACTCATGTTGATAATTAACAAATTCATTACCCTCTACCTCAAAACGCTGGAAAAGATTGTCTTTTGTACATATTAGGACAACACCTCTGTCTATTTTAGTACCATATATAGTGTTATGTCCCATTGCATATGCTGCTAGTTGTAGAAAATAGTCAGTAATCCATTCCTTTCTTTTTGGCTTGTTGCTTTGTTTAAAGTCTATTATACTCTCTGCCCCTCTATAAACACCTGCTAAATCAGTTGCCCCTGCATACAACCCTGGATAATGTATAGTAACCTCAGAACCCCAAATCTCTTCTAAATCCTTTAAGCCGTTGTCAATGATCTGTTGGGCCATAGTATGTGCATTCTGGCCTATATCGGTCAAATCTAAGTGATTTTGACCCAATATATAGCTCTCTAGTATCCTATGCATTGCAGTGCCACGTTCAGCTGCTTGGTCCTTGGTCCTTGTTGCTTCATCAGCTCCTACACGAGTCCTCCATGACTCTAGCGCTGCTCTTTTCTCCTCCGTCTGTGTAGCTGCAAGTATTGTTGTCACAGATGGTAGTTTCTCATTCCCTAATTCATAATGCCTTTCATCCTTAATCAAAGACCTTGAAGACGCCGGGTATATAAATCTTTTATTCCATTTCATAATTATATTAAACTAAATTAAACTAAACAAAGCTAACGTAACTATTAAATTTAAAATAAGTATCTCCATTATATTAACTCCGGTTGGTTCGTTTTTGTTCTTAATTTATAATAAATTTTAGCACTTTTTAATTTATATTCTCTATTTTTTTTATAACATTTAACGGCAGTTATTCTATCTCTTTTTAAAATTTCTTGATAACGATCTGGATCATAAGTTTTTATAAAATGTTTATAATTTATTCCATAAGTTTTTATGGCAGCTACTTGTTTTTTATGAAATCTTAAAACACAATCACCTACCCATCTACTAAATGCAAGTTTATTACCTCTTTTATCACTATATAATCTTGAATCTCTTGTATTAGGATGAATTAACCCTGTCTTATTTTTTAAACTAAAAGAAGCAAATTCTTTTTCTATGTAATTCATATCTTCAATTCCCCAGGCTTTAAAAGCTTTGTAAATATCTCTTGAATGCAGAAGATAAGGTTTGATTAAATCATACGGAGAAACTTTTCCTGCGCTATTTAAAATAATTAATTTTTGATTTTCTGTTAATTGTGAAGCTAGATTTAAATGAGGTAAATATTTTCTAACTAATATTCTTTCATAATGTAATCTTATGCTATCGTATTCAAAACTTTTAAACTTATCTATAATTCTTATATGAGTAAATACAGGACCTATTCCTCTTTTATCTTTTCCTTTTTTTGAATCTGTATTTTCTTCAAAATAATGTGAAGCCAGTCTTCTTAATGGATAAATGCTTTCACCCACATAAGTTAAAACCCTAGTTACTCTTTCAGTAATATCCATTCCATGATCTATTACATAACTACCCTTTGGATCTTGAATATAATTGTTTTTTATACGTTTATAACGTGGAGTTTTATCATCTATATTTAATAAAAAATAAATACCAGGTTTATTTTTTGTAAAATCAACTGTAAAATTTTTAACCGATTGAAATTTATTCAAATTTATAATCATTTTCTTTTAACTCTGTTGTTATTAGATCTTTCCATATCAGGCCATCTACATTGTATTGTTATTTTACCAGTATCAGACCAAATAACTATGTCTTGACCATAAGGCTTCGTGTGAACCCAATACTGTCTATAAGTTGGTAAACTTATTATAGTATCTATTTCTTTAGTCATTATAAAATTTCAAAATCAATGCTTGAGTT